CTCAAATGCAGGCGATAGCTATTGCCGAGAAGCACGCTGATTTAATGTCTAAGGTCGAAAGTCTTCAAGCCGAGTGTGCAAAGCTCAAAGAGTGGGACGTTGAAGCCAAGGAATACGAAACCAAACAGATTGCCCACGGCATTTTTGCTTATGTTCGAGTCGGAGCTCAAGGGGCAATACAGGATTTGGAGAAGCTTTGCGCGACATGCTTCGGCAACAAGAAAAAATCTTTGCTCCAGCAGTCTAAAGAAGATCATCGTCGTAAAGGGCTTGCGTGCCACTCATGCGGTGCCAAAGTGGTGTTTGATGCATATATAGATCAATATGCGTAGTTGCGCAGTTGCGTTTTGCTTAGGTGCGCAACCGCGCAACTCGGTAAATGTCCTGTAGCGGGACATTCAAAGGACGAGACACCGCCATGCCCAAGAAATCGAAAGAATCATTGGCTGAATGGGTTATCCGGACTACTCCTGGATTGACGGAACCAGCGCCAGCCGCGAAGCAGATCACAAAGGTATCTGCAAAAGCTCTAGCGGTTGATGCGCCCGCAAAGATTCCAGTAACCGGGCCGCGCTGGGTGAAGCTGAAGGATTGGGCGCACTTGATGTTCGGGGAGCAGATCCCGCATGTGCATACGCTGCGTCGCTGGGTGCATGAAGGCCTCATCCAGCCGCCACCCAAGAAGATCGGAAAAACCTACTACGTCAAGCCGGACGCCGAATACCGGGAATAGCGCCATCAGAATCTGGCGGCTTAAAATTGCGCTGCCAAATCATCGGCCCGAGTGGCAAAAGGACGGCTCAATTTTGAGCGCACGTCGACAGACTCAAGATTGAGTGCATCGACGCCCCATTCTTGGGGAGTCGCCCATTTACCAAGAAATCAGCAAATCAAACACAGCCAATTTGGCCGAAAACCCGCATCACAGCTAGGTTTCTGAGAATTGTTCCCATTTGAATAAATGCCAAAAGGGGGAAATTTTCTGCGCGTGAGAGACAGACTGGTCTAGAGCCCGGGCCTTTCTAGACTTTGCGACCACCCTCCCTACCTGTCGCTCCAGATGCTGAAGTCCTGCATGGATGAATACCATCGCATGGTCGGCTCATAGTCTGCATGGGGTGCGCCATAGGGCGACGCCACAATCTCCTGCGCCAAGGTCAATGTTTCCTCCACCTGAGAGGCGAGGGCGGATGCTTTCTTCCTGGTGTCAGCCCATATCGTTATCTGCATGGTGGCGTTGCGCTTGTCTGCCGGCGTGTTGTCCAGGAAGTAGGCGACCTTGCCGCCGACCTGCTGATAAATGATGAACGGCCGCGCAACGCCAAACGGCGCCGTATCGGGGAACACTCTGCTGGCCACCAAAGGCTTGAGCAGGCCAAATAATATCTCTTCGACCATCATCGCTTCATCGCCTTATCTAAGCCGCTCAGGAATCGCTCTCTTGCCGCCCTGGTTGCGTCGTCTCCCTTGGCGTCGTATGCCGGCCGCAGGAACGGTTGAGCAGGCATCTGCACCGGAGCTGCAAGGGGAATCTTTGTGGTGATATACCGGCCGCTCTTGGTCTTGATTACCTGGAATTTCCGGAAGTAGCCAAACTCGATCAAATACCCATGGCCAGCTTTACGGTGATTCCAAGAGACGTGATAGACCTCCCGTCCTCCAACGCTCAGCCTCTCGCTGTAAGCTTGGTAGATAGCGTCGCGAAGGGCACCAGGTTGGTAGACCTTGCCGCCTCTGCCAATGTGCGCCTCATCTGCCACTGGTGCCCGGCGCCGTGCTTCTTCGTAGAGGACCTGGGCGGCAGCTTGAGCAGCAGGCCGGGCCTGCGCCTTGATGTCTGTCTCCAGCTGGTCAAGCTCGCGATTCACCGCGGCCAGGTCAAAGTCGATTCGGAATGACCCGGCCATCTTTACCCCTTCGTCGCCTGCATTTTCATCATGGCAGTTGCCACCTCATCCCGGCTCATGCCGACCTCTACGGCCAGCTTGAAGAGACAGGCCGCCACCAGCAGCAGGGTATGCTTGGTGCTATCGGGCATGGCCTGATGATTCGCACCCAGTTCATGGGCCAGACGGCCCGCCAGATCCATTGCGTTGAACTCAGGCATGCAGTCCTCCAGCGATAGGCCGGCGATGGCGTAGGTTGCCGCGCTGTGCATGGGTTGCTGTGTGTTTGCTTGATCTACGGTCATGCTGTTTCCTTTATGGTTACGTACCGGTTTTTAGCTGGTGTGACATCATCGGTAACTACGGTGTAAAGCTCGATCTGCCCATTCACGACGGCATCAAGCGCCAAATGCGAGCCTCGTGTCTCTCGGACAATTGCAACGTTTTCAGCGCTATTGTCTCGACGGAGCTGCGTCACTTCCTGTGTCAGCCTTTCGACCAAGGCCTCCAATCTAGCCGTATGGCCACCGGGCCCACCGCGAAGAATCTCTGCCGTCTGCGATGCGTTAAAGATGCGTGACGGGCCGGTCAATTCCAGCTCCGGGCCTTCCTCACCGACGATCCGCAGGCCGCCTTTATGGAGGCCGCCAGTTGCAAAGCCCGGAATCTTCGACTTGTACTCGTCGCTGTTCTTAATCTGCTCGACAACAGACCAGACCGATTCACCGGCATTGAGCTTGTCGGACCAGAAGTCCACGCCGCCCGCATCCGGATCACGGCCCAGCAGCGAGTCATACAAGGAGTCGATGATCGAGTAGTTCGGATTGGATGTATTGACCGCACCACCACCCGATGAGCCCCCGCCAGCCGGCGCCGGCACAGCTTTGACCGCAGCCGCAAACTGCGCCAGCGCTTCAGGAATCGACAGCACGCCCGTCTTGATGCCATTCATGACGTCAAGCTGCTCCTGCGCTTTGGTCAGAATGCCATCGAGGCGGGACATTTCTCCCTTGTACAGATCCTCCTTCAGCTTCTTCTGGTCTTCCAGCGCCTTGAGCGTCTGCTCTTCGATGCTCAGTTGCACATCGGTCAGGTCGGCCAAGTCGGCAATCGCGCTCTTGTCCTTCAGGTAATTGCGCTGGAAGTCGACGAAGGATGCATACAGCTGCTCGTTCGGCTGCGAGACGATCGACAATGCCTGCTGCAACGAGTCGGCATCCGGCAAGACGCCGCCCGCCTTCGCAATCGCCAGTGCAGTCTGGATCTGCGCCGATGCTGCTGCGCGGTCCATGCCAAGCTGACTATCGAGCCGCATGCTGTTCACGGTCGACTTCAGTGTGCTGGACAGGCTGGAAAGCTTGCTGACCGAGCCGGAAACCGTGTTGATTTGCTCGGCAATCGAGTCCATGGCGGCCTGATAGGCCTCTGTAACCCGTGTCCGCTCGGCATCGACTGCCCGCTGCAGTCCCGAGAAAGCGTCAGCCGCATTCTGCCTAACCGCGTCCAGTGCAGTCTTTTCGTCTTCCAATGCCCAAATGCGAAGCTGCTGAGCACGCAATGTCGGATCGAGCGCCGCAAGTTCCTTCTCGCGAAGGCGACGCTTGCCCTCTTCCGGATCGTTCAACGCCAGAATTTGCTGGTCGAGGTCAAACGACTGGTTAGCCAGTTCCTTCTTGGCTGCATTCGCTAGCTCTGCCGCATTTGCAACCGTGGCGAATGCCGGAGCGATCGCAAGCAATTGCGCATACAGCCTTTGCCCCGCCTCCGACGAGAGATCCAGGCCATTTACCAGCGCCTTGAACTCTTCCTTTGTGTCGACGCTGGACTGGCCCAGTGAAGCCATCGTTTCAGATACTTGCTTCTGTATCGGCGCCAGGCGCTCGGCTTCCGTCAGGAAGTTTTGCGCGTAGAACTCGGTCTGCGATACGAAAGCTTCCAACCCTCCCGCAAAGGCAATTAGCTGCTCGCGCGCCGCAATTGATCCGGTACCAACCGACCCGAACGTCTTGCCGATCGATGTCAGCACTGCGTCGATCGAGGCATAGTTGCCCATTAACCGCTGCAGCGTCTGGGCGGCACTTTCCTCTGCGGCAGAGAACTCCTCAATGTTAGGCAGGATGATCTTGGCAAGGTCGTTTGCCACATCGTTCATCAAGCCGTCAATCGATGCCTGGGTTTTCTCCGGATCATCGTGAAACTGAATTGCGAAGAACTTGTTGTAGCTGCTCAGAGAATCCTGCGAAACACCCAACGCCGACGCGAATGATTTTGCCCCTGATATGACTGCATCGAGAGCGCCATCAACACCCGCCCACAGTTCAGGACTGTAGCTGTCCAGCTTTGTATAACGAGCATCGCTTCTGAATACGCCACCCTTCTCCAGCATGTTGTAGAACTGATTGCCGCCGGCAAGTCCGTCCGCCGTGACAGTTCCGTTAATGCCATAGGTTTCCACTTCAGGCGCCCGGCGGCCGAACAGCTTGACGATGCCAGACGAGCCTGACAGGATCGCAGCGGCCTTTTCCGACAGCCCCAGCTTCTGCAGGAACGAATCGGTCACCATGTGCGGCTGAGTGGCCGGGTTGTACTTGCCGACGAAGTTCAGGCTATTGTTGCTCGCACGGTAGCCGCTTTCGTAGAAACTCTTTCCGGCCATGGCCGCGGTCAGCGCCCAGCCAACTATCGGGATTGCGGAGGACGCAAAGTTACCGGCGCCCACAGCTGCCGAGGCAGTACTGCCTGCGGCTGCAGTCGCCCCCTTGATGCCGGCAGCAAAATTCACCAGCGTCGCGGAATTCATGGCGTAGCCAACTGTTTCGACAATCCCTGCAATGCTGCCGGTCAAGCCGGTTGAGAAGCCTTGCCAGATGGCCTTGCCTGCGGAAAGATAGTTGGCCGCAGTGCCGAGAGTAGACCCGCCGTCAAAGCTCGATGCCTGCGCTGCGCCAGGATTGAGGACAGATGCAGCTACAGCAGCGATAGGCTGAATGATCGGGCTCAGTACCAGACGGGCGAACGATGCCTTCAAACTATCAATCAGGCTCTTCCAAATGTCCTTGCCCTTTGTGACGCCGCGCGCAATCGCGTCGCCGATCCAGTCCTCGATGCGGTCGAAGTCCTTCTTCCATTGATCTGAAATCTCTTTTGCTGCTTCGCGGGCGCCACCGATCCGCTTGGCCTCCGCTAAGTCGCGCAACGCATTAGCCTGCGCCTTATACAAATCGTATCGCTCATAGTCGAGATTCTTGTCCATCTCCTTGATGGCAAGCCCGTCAAGAATCGTGGCCTGGTGCTCAAGTTCGGCCGCTTCCAGTTCTGCGATCGCCTCTTTGCCCAGTCCAATTCTGGCATTTCGCAGTTCTTGCGCCTTGATGTCGTCCTCTATCTTTTTGACGCTATCAGCAAGTGTCAGATTGAACTTGACGCGTGCCGTCGCAGCTTCGTCCGTCGCCTTGATCATGTTTTTGACGGCGTCGATCTCTTTGAGCGTCGAGCCCAAGCTTTGGGCGGCAACCAATGCGGCTTCTTTCTGCGCACGGGTTTTTGCATCCAGCTTGCCGTTTAACTGCTCCGCATACTGCAGCGCAAGCTTCTCGCCTTCGTTAAGTTTGTCGGCGACGAGGCCATGCAGGTTCAGCTGCTCCAGATACTGCTTTTCAGCGGTCAGCCTTGCCTTGAGATTGGCAAGTTCAGAGTTGTCGTTCTTGACAGGGTTTTTCTTTGCGTACTCATCTCGGACGACATTGATCGCCTTCTGAATTTCGTATTCAGTCTTACCCGCAATCAGCCCATCGGCGCGGATCTTCTTGATTTCCTCTTCAAGCTTCACTGCATCAGAGCGGCCCTTGTAGAGAATGTCGTTGAACCGCTTGGCTGCCTCATCAGATCGCACTCGATCTGCTGCAGCTGCTGCGCCTTGCTTGTCCAGTTTGTTGATCTCGGTCAGGGTGTTGACCAGTTCGCGGGCTGCATCGAGCTTCAACTTGATGTCACCAGTCGCCATGCCGCGGCTCACCCGGTCATCGAACTTCTTCTGCAACGCTTCCAGATTTGATTGCGCGGATGTCAGCTGTACTTCAACCGGCTTTACCCGGCCAATGCCAAGCATGACGTCGATCGCGTCCGCCGCCTCTTTCTTGACTTTCATCCACGCCGATTCGATCGTACCGAGATCGCCGGCCAGCTTATCTGTGCGCTGCTTCATGGCATCGGAAAAGGACTTCTGAGCCAGCGCCGCTGCCTGCTCTTCTTTGCCCTGGTCCTGCAAAACGCGGATGTAATCCAGCGTCGAGGCGCTCAGATAGTGGTACTGCTGGTCGAGCTTCTTGGATGCCTCGAACGGCGCCTTGCCCAACTCCTCAAACTGCTTTGCTGTATCTGCTACGGACTGCCCGACGATGTCCTCCATGCGGAGGGCTGTTATCGAAAACTCTTCCAGGTTGCGCGACGCTACCTTGCCGGTGCTGGCCATAGCATTCAGGGCCGCCGACGCAGAGCGCTGCGTGCCGGTAATCGCATCAATGCGTATTGCCATTGCCGTCAACTGACTGACCGATGAGCCGACTGCGTTGCCGGTCATGACAAGTGTCTTGTTGAAGGCGTCCGCCTCTTTGCTGCCCTCGTTGTAGGCAAGGCCGACGGCTACCAGTGCCGCCGCGCTGACAGTCAGGGGATTGATCAAACCAAGCGCCGCTCCACCAAGCGCCTTTGCCGCCAGGCTTGCAGAGCCGAAGCTATCGCGCAATTGGCCGCCTTGCTGCATAAAGACCAGCATCGCAGACTGGCCGCCCGCCAAACTCGTGACGATGTCTGTCATCTGCGCCGGGACTTGGCGCATTGCGTTTGCCATCTGTCCCGCTGATAGGCCCGCGTTAATCGAGGATTTCGCGTAGGCCTGTTGCGCCAACTCCGCTGCCTTCAGATCGTTGATGTAGGGCTTAATCCACGCCTGGTCGACGCCGCGAATATTAGCTAGCGCTTCGAACTTGGCCGATGCGCCCTTACCGAAAGACTGTGTTTCGGCCGTTGCACGCTGAATTGCGTTGATGATGCTTTTCGTTGAGCGGTCTACCTTCCGAGCCGCTTCGTCCGCCTTATCGCCGACCTTGCTTACACTCTCATTGATCTTGTCGACGCCGGCCGATGCATCAGTGCCCGACTTTTTGGCAGTCGCGCCGAGATCCGCCAGCGAGCGCTTTGCACGATTGACGCCGGTCTCGACGCCGTTCGGGTCAACCGCGACTTCCAAATTGATCTTGCGATCGCTCATTTCATTTCCTTTGTTATTGCTCTTCTTGCTCAGGCAATGACTGCCTCTTTGCTTGTTTCAATCAGCCGGCGAACGTCTTGAGGATCGAAGCGAAGATTCCGGCCAAGGCGGATGCTGGGAATTGGTAATGCGTGCACCGTCATCGGCGCCACGTCGAGCAGGGCCGCGACTTCCTCAA